TGTTCTATCTACTCTTGGATATGGGGACATTTTAAAAAAACCAATTGATTTTCAGGTTTTATGAGTATTTTCAAAAAAAATATTAATTTACTAATTGAATCTTTATCCTTGGATGATTTAGATTCCGAAGATATTAAAGATGTTTTGAATGTGTTTTTTAGAAATTGGCTAGAAGAAAAAAAACCTGAAATAAATCAAAAAAGATTTGCAATTACATATCTTTGGAAAAGATATTACAAAGAATTTATAAAAGATATTGATTTTTCGATAGATTCCGATGAAGATGAAGATGACTACGAATACAATTACCGTAAAAAGGACATTTTGAAACATTTATTGGACCGTCAGTCTTTGGAAATCCCTACTTATCATGAACATGAAAGTCTTTTTTTGGACGTCTATAGAAAGAATTTTGAATTTCTTATTAAAAGATTGAATTTACCAGACTATATAAAATTAGAATTTAGAGAGGATAAACCATATCAAATATTTTGTAATGTAATTGTAGATTTTGTTAGTATGATTAAATCAGATGTTAGGATTCCCTCGGAATATAATTTACAAGAGGATTTAAACAAATTATTAAAAAATTACATGGGTTTACCAATAGGTGAGGCCAAGTTTGGTAATGTGGAAATTACCGTTGAGGACTTTGTTTTTAGTGGTTATGGTGATTGGATTAAAAAAGATTTTCCTTTAATAAAAAAAAATATAAAAAAAACCCTTGGTGATAGAGTGAGGGCGATTAGAGGTTCAATAAATTCTAAAAGAAATTTTTGGATATCTTTGTCTATGTTTAATCATGGATATTTACATTCCGAAGATAGAAAGAAAATAAGAATTGTTTGGGAAAATTCGGGATATTCTGAAAATAAACTAAATATTGAATAAACTTTACCAATAAATTAAAAATTCTTATTTTTGAAAAAAAAACTTATGTACATCGATTACGAATCAGCTAAAACAATATCCAAAACCGTTTGGTTTAATGGAGAGACTAAGGATGGAAAAAAATTTACAATTGTTGCAAATTGGGATGAATGGGATGATTGGACCGCAGATAGTTCTGACATGATGTGGGACGGAGACGAAGCTAGTGAAGAAGAATGTAGAGAAATTATTCACGATTTTCTAAGTGAAATGAATGGATAGTTGAAATGATGTATTTATTATAAAATACATCATGGCTAGAACAAAAAAGTTTTTCAAACCTATGAGAAGTAAAAAATCTGGCAGAAAAACAAACAAAAGAATTACGGCTAATAACATAGTTTTAAAAAGGTACCTCGGATAACATCCGAGGCTTTTTATTTTCCTAAGTATTTATAAACGTGATTTTACGCGAAACTATAAGAAGAATTTTATTGGAAGATTTAGCCCTTCAAATTCAACAACTCAAAGACAAATATGTTGGAGAAGGAAAACCCCTAAAAGATGAGGAGTTTCAAAAAATTCAAGACCTTTCTCACGGTAAGTTTTATATTTTAGCTTGGCTTACAAAAAAAATTGGAACAAATCTCCTTAAATCTGAAGACCTGTATAAGTGGAAAGAATACATTGATATTTTTGAAAAGAATAAGAAGAAATTCAAATTTCAAGACCTCAACCTTTATAAGACACTAGAGGATTTACAAGACTTTATCGAAACTGTCATCCAAATCAAAGAAGGTGATGTCAAATATGAAGATATTCCTCAATCCTCAGCATTTCTTTCGAAAAACGAAATTGAAAAACTTACCTCAACGGGAGGAAATAAGTATCTTGGTTTTTGGAAACCCGAACAAGGTCTAAAAAAGGGAGGTTTGGACGGTTATCAAGTTTTTGAGATTTCAGAACCTACTAAAGAAAATTGGAAAATATATCGGGATTTACTTGGTAGATGTAGAGGTAGAGATAAAGGAGCAACCATAGAAATTTGTACAATCGCCCATTTTTATCATTTTAAAGATTACCTTAAAAGTGACAAGGGTTCGAAATATATCGTACTTTTCAATCTAAACGACCCATTGTCCCCATACCAGTTACACGTTGAAAGTCAACAGTTCATGAACAAAAACGATGTAGAAAGATTCAATTTCGAACCTAAATTTTTTTACAAGTGGTTGTCAGATAAATCAGAAACTTACAATTACGAAAAAATCGCATCTCATCTCGAAATTGATGTACCTGTCGAAGGGAAGGGACACCAAGACGAAAAAGGAAAACAAGGTGTTTGGAAATCGTTTTATCGGGGTGGTTTGGAGGGATTATACACTTACGTAGACAACAAAAGAAAAGGGCCGTTTATCAATTTTTGGGGTAATGGAAAAGTACATGAAAGAGGGACTATTAAACCAACTAAAGGTGATTTTATTTATATTGACGATTACGAAAAATTTTTCAATGAGGGAGACCTTGAACAAAAAGGTAAGTACGATGAAAAAGGTAATAGAATTGGAATTTGGAAAATGAATATGCACTATAACACCTGGGGGGTTACGTATGTTCTAAAAAACTACGATGATGCGAAAGCTCCAGCAACAGGTTTAACCAAAAACGATGTAATCAAAGTTGTTGCGGAAGGTAATGAATATAATTTCAGGGGTAAAATAATAGTATTTTATCCGAAAGGAACTCCGAAAGCACTCGGACAACTGACCACTCTTGGTAGAAAAACAGGCAATTGGACAATATTTAAACCAGACGGCTCTATTAAATTGGAGGGTTTTTTCAGAAATGATAAACCAACAGGAAATTGGACATTTTTTTTCACCTCCAAAAATGGCGTAGAATATCTTTACTCATTTGATTGGGATAAGAAAGGGAAAGGCAAACTTTATAACAAAAGAGGAGAGTTTATAAAGAAAATTGATTATTCTTCATCTAAGGTTCCTTCAGTTGGAGATTTTTTTAATTTTTAATTACATTTCATAACCCCTGTTTAGCTAATATATAAATCCACATCAAGATAAGAAATTTTGAATTTTTTCCAAAGTCATATATTTATATAAAAAATCAATCATGAGAAGTATATTCACAGTATCACAGGAAGAAAAAATGAGAATTTTAGAGATGCATTCGCCAAAAAGAACTTTAGTTGAACAGGTTCTAATGCCAAGTACCCCAGACATAAAAAAGGGTGAAACAATAAATCTTTATGATGAAACTAACAAGTTAGATAAAAGATTTATGATTTCGAAGGTTGTACAAGATTTAAATGGTACAGTAAGAATAGATTTCAAATCTTCACAGACATCTATTGGTGGTAAAACTCAAAAACAAGAAGTTGGAGTATCTTATAAATGTCAAGACGAACATTTAGAAACAGACATAGAAAAAGAAGTTGAACCAGCTAAAGAGGGTGAGAATGTAGAGGTAATAAAATACAAATCAGATTCTTTTGTCAAAAGACTTAGAAAAAAATTCTGTATGAAAAACTCCAAAGGTGAATGGGTTCCAAAGGCAGATTTTGCTAGCACAAGCGCCCAAGCATCAGATATGGTGTAAAAATAAATTATTTATATCAAACCCTCTCACTGAGAGGGTTTTTTTTTAATCATGAGTAAAACAATTGGAAGTATATCATTTTATGAAACTGAAATTATCATAAAATATGATATTGGTTTTTCTAAAAAATTTAAAACAAAAATTTTTCCTAAGTATCAAGTTGGAACCCAATGGATTGATTTTAACGGAGAAAGATTTTTCCTTGTAGATGAAGAGTAACTTCTTGTTTTTTTTGTTTTAAAAACTTATCTTTTGAAAAAATATTATGTCAAAAGTAAAAATTTCATTGGACAGAGGTGATTTAGTTTGTGAACTCTATGACAAAGAAACTCCTCTAACTGTAAAAAATTTTTTGGATTTGCTTTCTAAAAAATTCTACGACGGATTGAATTTTCATAGAGTAATTCCTGGTTTTGTCTGTCAAGGGGGATGTCCTAATAAAAATGGGACCGGTGGGCCTGGATACACAATTCCCTGTGAGGTGAATGGTCAAAAACAATTTCACGACAGAGGTGTCTTGTCTATGGCTCATGCTGGTAGAGATACTGGAGGTTCTCAGTTTTTCATTTGTCATAATAGACAAAATACCCAACACCTTGACAGAAATCATACTTGTTTCGGACGAGTCACCGAGGGGTTAGACCTAATTGGGCAAATCAAACAAGGCGAACAAATCAATTCTATTTCAATAATCGAATAATTATGAAAAAGTTTTTTTTAACCTGTGTTTTAGTTTTTGGATTTCTTTTGTCTCCCAGTCAAGATTATTATAAAGCTTACACAACCGAAATGTATACATTCAATAACATTTCCAAAGAATGGGAATTGTACCAAAAAAACTCCGATACAGAAATAACAATTGTAATCGAAAACGAATTCCTTTCAATACAAGGAAAGTCTCCCTCCATGTATAAAATTTACAGTGAATCGAAAGAAGATATCTCTAATAAAAATTTGGTTGGGATTAGATATAAAGCAAGGGATTTGAAACGTGATTTACAAGTAACCATCGACATAGTAAAAATAAGTACTAATAACACCGCCATGATATCAGTTATAAATCATAACGATGGATATAATTTTCGTTTTTTTGTGAGGCAAATACAACTGGATTAGTACAATTATAGGTTCCTGTAAACTTATATTCTGTTGTATTTATATTGATGGGTAATGAAAAACAATATATTTGGACTGACAAAGATTTGGTTGAGGATTACACTGAACCAATAAAAAAACTTTGGGATAATTTAGTACCCCCTTCGTTCCCTCAAATAAAATCTTTCGAAACCTTAGGTGTAAAGTGGGTTGAGCATAAAGAAACTATGGGACCTTATTACCGTTTTGAACAGAATTTGAAGTTTTTGGTCAAATTAGAATTACACATAAGTTTTCTGAATGATGCGGGTTGGAAAAATGGAGAAAAAGTATCTCAAAAAACTTTTGACACCGCTTATGGTGAAAATTTTTTATACAATGTCAGAGGGCGAATGTTATCGTTAGTCAAATTTGTTGGAATGAATTTATCACAATTTGATTTAGAGGGTGATTTCAATATCAACGCTAGCTAATAATTTATAATGGACATACATCCGAGGTTAAAAAAAATAATTTTCGATAAACTGAATTCCGATTTGGAAGATTTTATTTTTTTACCAAATGGTAGAGAGACGTGGATTATAAACTTTGATGATAAATCTTGGTGTTTTTCATCCGATTGTTATGGTCAAATTCATTATAATTCCAATTTTTTTAATAGTTTTTTTAGACTTTTTTCTTTCGAACAAAATGAATATCAACCATTACTGAAAGATTGGTATGGGAATCTAACTTCCCAAAACATAAGAGTAATTTCAAGAAGAAGTGGAAGTTTTGATTATCTGATTGAACATATGTTAAAGAAAAATTCGGAATGGAGTTTGTTAGACAGATATGGTTGGAGTTACCAAATTGTAAAAAAATATTTAGATATGAAAAAGAATCTAAATAAAAAATATATTTGTGTGGGAGACCTGAATTAGAGTGCAAAACTTTCACCACAACCACAAGTACGAGATGCGTTAGGATTGACCCACTCGAACCCCTTTCCATTCAACCCATCAGAGTAGTTGAGTTCAGTTCCGAAAATATATAATAAAGATTTTTTATCTATAACAATTTTGAGGTCATCAGAAATAGTAACGACTTCATCAGTCGAATCTTTTTTATCATCGAAGTCCATCACATAGGATAGTCCACTACACCCTCCCCCTTTTACACCAACTCGTAAAAAATGAGTTGCAGTATCCAAACCTGAATCATTCATCAGTTTGAGAATGTGCATTTTAGCATTTTTTGTCACTGTTACCATAATTAGAAATTAAGGCCTAATCCGAAGTAAAAATTATTTATAATAGGATTATAATCCATTTTTAAACTCACAGTTTTGAAATCTTGTAGAACACCAAATTTAATTGTCATAGAATTATCATCATATTTGGGAAAAGTAATGTAACCAACATCATCTTTACCTCTGTATCTAACTATTTCGTTTTTTCCTCCAACCATCATATGAATACCTGTTCTTTTAAATCTTTTACCCACTCCCACGTAGTATGTTTTGAGTTTAACTAAATCATTGACTAAAGGGAAATCCACCAAGTTTATGTTTCCGTAAGGGAAGAAAGTAGAATTATCCCTTTTGTAAGTAGAATTGTACTCCATAATGAAGTATGACTTGGTCCCCACAGCAAAAAAACCACCAATTTGGTTCAAACTTGAGATTTGTAAACCAAAATTATAAACAGGTTTTTTACCAAAAATTGTGTCTCTTCTTCCATTGTCATAGAAAAACACTCGTGCAGGTTGTCTGTATCCCCACGAATTCCAATAGTCAAATGGAAACCAAGAGTTCCAACCAAATCCAGGTGCACCCCAAAGACCCCATCTATTCCACTCCCATCTACTCCACCCGAACGGTGGGTGATTGTTTACAATTGTTGGTGTTGTTTGTCTTGGTCTATTAAATTCCGTGGGTAATTCATTCCTCCATGAACTGGTTGTTCTTTGTGTAGATGAATTATTTTGGGATGGTGGTGACGAACGCCAAGAACTCACTTGAGAAAAAGCGAGAGATGGTAAAAAAATTAATAAATAAATTAGTTTTTTCATTCTATTGGTATTTCTTCATAACCGTTTTTTTTACGGTAGTCGTTTATGGCCGCTTTTATTGCGTCCTCAGCTAAAACTGAACAGTGAATTTTTACCGGTGGAAGGTTCAATTCTTCTACAATAGTCATGTTGTCGATTTTTATGGCTTCGTCCAAATCTTTACCTTTTAACCATTCAGTTGCCAAACTCGAGGATGCTATCGCGGAACCACAACCAAAAGTTTTGAATTTTGCATCTTTAATAATGCCATCCTCAGTGACTTCAATCTGTAGTCTCATTACGTCGCCACATTCTGGTGCTCCGACTAAACCAGTACCAACATTTTTCTTGTTTTTATCCAAGGTACCTATATTTCGGGGATTTGTGTAGTGGTCTAACACTTTATCAGAATAAGCCATAACAGATTTTTGAACTATTTATAAATATTATACAAGATGAAGACAATAATAATTTCAGAATCTCAGTTAGTCAAATTATTAGAAACTGCTATGGATTTGGATATCTATGTCCAACCTATGAATTATTCAACATCAACAGGAAATAACGATTTAATTGATTCTATTGAAGATAATATTTCCAAACTAAATGAATTGAAACAAATGTTCAAGACAGGTAAAACTATTTCAACCGAATCAGAAGCAGAATTTTATAATTTAACAAATAAAATTAATAAAATTTACGACCAAACTAAATTTCAAGACCAATTTACAAGTTTATAATTGTGTTTTATTTTTAAAAAAAAGTTTATGAATCAAAATTTATCAAATAACCAAAAAGCAGAAATTTACAACAAATTGTTACGACAATACGAAAGATTACAAGAACAAGTAAGATTGATAAAATCAGAGGATATAAATATTTCGCCCCAAAATCAGAAAAAAATCGATTTTTTAGAACACGAAATGAAAAGAGTATTTAACGAAACTAAAAAACTATATTAAAATATTTGAACCCCTCTCAAATGAGGGGTTTTTTGTGTCATGTTTAAAATATTATTGAAAATCAAAAGTTTATTTACCAAAAAACCTTCAAGAAAACTAACTTGGACGGTTGAGGATTATAATGCAGGTAGAAATTGGGCTAAAACACAACCACATCCATTTATAAAAAACAAAACTTTGTGGGATTTGTGTTATGACAAAATCGATTCTGCTAACACAATACATAACCTGAACAAATTTTTGTTCAACGAAATTTAAATCCTGTCAATTTTGTTATTTCTTCCACACTAACCTCGTTGTTTTTGAAACCGTCAGGTTTGGAAGGTGAGTTTTCGAATAGAAATGCCGACCACATGTTTTCTTTCTTTATAAAAGTAACTTTCCAACAATATTTTGGTACTGTGACTTTACCAATTTTCTTCAATTCACCAAAATTTCCACACCAAACCATTATTGAATCCTTCAATTTAGCCGTTTCTCTAATATGAACTTCCAAAGACTTCCAATCTCCCGCATTCAACGAATGAAATTGAGCGGCAATGTTCGTAAAATAGAAACATTCATCTTGAATTAGTTGTGTTTGACATAAATTGTCAGCTGCTGGCATCATGTGTCCTCTGTCCGTTCCACTATTTACAAAATCCTTCATATTATCTGTTTCATTCGGTAAAAGTGGGTCAGGCTTAAAGGTATCTTTTCTTTTTAAGGGAGTTTTACAATCAACCATACTCTTCGTAACCCAAAATTCCACTAAAACAGGGTATTTTTTTGATTTACTGTAAACTGAATTGTAATTTGTATGTTTTAACCTTACGGTATCTTGTGAGAAACATAAATTAGTGAAAAAAAGGAGTGTAAGTATGAAATATAGTCTAAACATAAAAATAAATACGTTCAAAAATTCTTTTTTTAACTTATTTTTTCAATTATGAACGTATCTCATGAGTATAAAATGATTTGGTGGGCTCCAGAAAGGACTGCAACCAAATTGACAGCACAAATATTAAAAAATTACAATTTTGAATATTTTGTTGGTAAAAATAATTACAAAAAATTATGTGACCCGTATCACTCTCATGATTTAAACATACCTGAGGGTTGTGAGAATTATAAAATAATTTGTAATATGCGTAATCCTTACGATAGAGTTTTGGGATTATATTTAAATTTTACTTCAGTGGGGATAAATTCAGTCTTTACAAGAGATTCCAAAGAAAAATTTATAAAACGTTTCAACTATTTTGTTGAAGAACTTTATCACTACGCTATTTTGACCGATAAAATTGTCAATTTAGAAAGAGAAAAACCTGTGAAAGATTATATTTCCTCATTGAATTTTGAAAATAGAATTCCAGATTTTTTTATAAGAACCGAAAATATGGTCGAGGATTTTCAAAAAATTGATTTTATAACACAAAGTGATTTGTGGGAATCTGGTCAAATCCAAGAGATGATTTATAATAACAATTTCAAAATAAACCGGCCTTTCAGTTTCAATGAAGTTTATTCTTTTGAAAGTGCTAATAAAGTTTATCAATACCAAAAAAAGTTATTTTTTATTTGCGACTATGACCCCTTTTCTTTTACAACTGATGAAATCAACGATGAAAGTAGGAAAAAATTTTTACATGAAACATTTTGATTGAAGATATATTTATAGACATGAGTAAAAGATTTATAGTTTCTGAACAAGAAAAAAACAAAATCAGAAAATTATATCTGATGGAGGAACCCAAAGAAGAAAGAAAGTTTTGTCATAGTGGTAATGTAAAAACTTTGGAGGAAATTATGGGAAATGAAGAAGATGATGATTATATTGACGGTATAAGAATGAGAAAAAATGGTGTTCGTGGTTTGGTTGACAAATTAGAACTCTTGAAATCTGTCAGACTTTTGAAAAACGTATCTGACGGTGGTGTTCATTTGGCTAATCAAATTATGGATAATTTAAAGGCTTATAAACCTTATAATTATTTTGATGAAACAAAGAAAGAATGTAATAGAGCTATGGATAAGATAATAGAACTGTACAAGGAAAACGAACACGGAGAAGAGTTAGTAAAAGATATCGAAAAGGTATATTCTCTACAAAGTTTGAATCCAAGAGCGAAAGAATTCTTGAAACAATCTTTAAAAATCATCAAAGGAGAATAATTTGGATAATAAAATATTTTTACTATATTGATGTCCCATATCGGGACATTTTTTTTTATGTCAACTCAATCACATATAGATAAGGTCAATTTACAACCGATGGTAATTCCCTACCCCACACATGTAGGTGCACCAAAGATTGAACCTCAAGATTTGACCGCGTTCAAGAAACACGGTTTAAACAAAGTGGACCGATTTGTGAAGAAAAGATTTGACGAACTCGTTAAAGACGCAGAAACCCTTCAAAATTCAATCCTACTTCAACAGGAGGTATATGAGTCACAATACAAATTTGAACCCAAAATCGGGGAGATATATCACTTATATGAGAATTCTGACGGCTCAAAGACCCTCTCTCTCATTGGACCCACCGAATGGTCGAAGTCCTTTTTATATTCTGTTGTGTTAAACTCTGATATGACGTGGTCTAAAATCTAACCATCTAAGAAAAACCGAAAAATTCCTAGAACTAGTATTATTAGTTTTTCTATTCTATTTAATTTTTATTATTATTCTATAAGAATAATAATTATTGTCCTTCGCACTAAAATCTTTTTTTTTAAAAAAATTTTTTTCTTTATTTTTTGTATTTATTAAAAGTAAATTTTTTATATATGCAACAAGAGTCATTTTGGACTGTTCTTATTACCATTATCACTGTATTGGGTTCCGCGAGTGCTTGGAGATTTTATGAAAAAAGGGCCATCAGAAAAGAAAAGGATGAAGAATTTATTCGTCATGATTGTAAAGATAGAATTTCAAAACTTGAAGTTTTATTACAAGAATCATCGAGAGAAAAAGACGAAATGAGGGCGACGATACTCAGGCTAACAGAACAAGTTTCTGCTTTAGCGGTTAAAGTAGAATTTTTACAGAGAGAAAACAATGAACTATTGAAAAATTTCAGAGGATAATTTCATACGTCCCATCTTACCATAGTTTTGACACTGTAATCTGAAAAAAATAAAGGGATTGCGTCTTGAATCAAAACATCCGCTAACTCCCTATCCAAAACGTCCTCAGTAATTAAATCACCCAAAATTATAACCGCCTCAACCACCACTGATTTTTGTGTTGGAGAAAAAATTACATTATGTATTCTAATAGTAGTTCCTTTCCCGTACATTTGTTCAATAGCATACCCCCTGTGACCATTTATGTACAATTCCAAAAGACGAATAAATCTTTTTTTCTCATCCATAATGAGAAATTATAATTTAAAAAAAAATAAAGTAATCTTATCTTCCTTGACCACGATAAGCCTTGGGTCTTGGTGAGTGTTTGTTATAAGATTTTTTTGCATTACCCCCTTTTCTTTTACCGAAAGTAATTTTTCTTGAAGACACTGCTGATTTTGAACCTTTTGCCATAATTTGAATTTTTTTATAAATAGATATATATTTGATAATATGAATTCTATATACGAAGAAAAAAAATCAGTTTTATCCAAGTACTCAGGAGATACCTCCGACGATTTATTGTTACATCTCAAAAGGCACTTCCCTGTTACAGAAATAAAACATGATTGGATGGAAGAACCTATAAAATTCATTAAGATTGATGACAAAACAAGGTTATTGAAAAACAATAAAAAATATTTGGTATCAAAAATCTATGATATTGTTTACAAATTATGGGATTCTTTAGGAGAAAGAAAAATTCGTAGAACTATAAAAAAATATTTAGATGGGATTAGTTAAATCGTAATATTTATTTTTATGATAGTTTATACAATTCAAGAATTTTGTGATTATTTACAAAGCGGTCATACAGAAATAGTGACTTACGAAACGATTGACACTGTTTTCAGGATATTGGTTGACACATCATCAACTTCTTTTATAATCTCTCAAGCAAGACTTACAGTTGGTTTTACTGCAGCTGAATTAGAGGAGTGGAAACAAATTTTTTGGGACTCGCTCTGAAATTAATTTTGATTATTATTCTTTTTTATTTTATCTTTGTGTAACAATTCGGGACTTACAGGCGATGAAAGATACTCGGTACTCGGATAAAAAAAGTTCTTACAATTTTTGGTAGTCTGAAAAGATTTCTTATCTTTGTAAGACATTTTGGTTGTGGTAGCTCAGTAACTCTTTAGGGTTTAGGTAGAGCAAGGACCTGAACAGTCTTGTGCCGGTGGTTCGACTCCACCCCCAACCACGAAATTTTCAGATTTTTATCTGAATTTTCTTCAAAAGATTTGGAAGGCATTAAAATCTTTCTTATCTTTACAAAAAAAAGGACAGCGGAATGTTTCTTCAGTGGTGGTTCCCCATACTCACCCGACAAACTTTCTTCTCCGCTCTATAAATTAGAAATGTAGTGTCAATCAAAACACGGGAGGTTTATGCGGAAAGGAAAATTCCTGTTTCATCCTGAATAAACAAACAACCAAAGACTTTTCGGACGTTTTTAGTCGTTAAATAAAAACAAGAGTTGTCCACTCATGATGGGTTACTAATCAGGTCTTAAATCCCAGTCCACTAAAATTTGACCAATTCGCTCTGACGGGGGCTTTGGGAGACACGACGGTGTCTCCCTTTTTTTATCCATAAAATTTTCTCAAAATATCAAAATCAATACTTTTTGGAATATTTATTGGTAAGTAAATTACCAAGATTATGAAAAAATTTTTCCACGATTTATTCAACGACAGCAACTCAATCAATGAAAAGAGTGTTGTAGGCTTTTTAGCATTTGTTATGATGGTTGGTTTTGCAATTGCGGACATCGTAACTGGTTCTTTAGGTAAAGACCTAGTAATCAACGAATTCATTTTTAATGCATTCATGTGGTTAGTTTTAGGTTCTTTTGGAATCGGTTCTGTTGACAAATGGATTAACAAATCAAAAGGCGAATCTACAGAAGAGTAAAGAAATTGAAATCCCCACCAGTAAGGAGGGGATTTTTATTTTATTAGGGTATTTATTCTATTATGTCAGATAAAAGAACTCAATGGGGGTGCAACAGATTTGATATTCACTCAGAAGAAAAAGATTTTTGTCAACTTGCATCAAGAAAAATAAAATTTAAGATGAAAGACGTCAAAAGACTTTTGAGTGATGTTGCTTTTATTGTCATAATGGATGTAAACGATGTAATCTCAAAAAAAATCAAATATGTAAAAGAAGATGACGAATACTTCAAAAAAAATTTTGAAAACTTTAGAACCTTGGAGGAAAAATTATCAGAACAGTGTGAATTGAATAAAGAAACATTCGAGGACTTCAAGGTGAATTTATCTTCCAAATTTGTAATCCTCAAAGAGTTAAATGAAAAATTTGTTTGGGATGAGATGAGTATGTTGGAAACAAATTACTCCGCTTTGGCTTACGTTTTAACAAAATTTAGAGAAAAAGATGGTTCAAAAAACAGTTTTGAATCTTGTTTTAACAAATATTTTTTAGGTACTTATATGCAAGATTTACCTGATTACAAACAGGACTTGACAATATTTCAAAAATTAGTTTTGAATTATTTGGCGGAGTCGTTGAATGAGTTTGATAACGAAATAATTGTAGGTGTTGTGGACACAATAAAGGGCACATATGGAATCGGAAAAAATTCTGAAATTCAAGCTTACAGAGAATTAGAAAAAACATTCTCATCAGTGATAAAATTTAGTGGAGATTTCTCTTTTGCAGACTCATTGGGGGTTGATTTTTTAGTATTTGATGATGGGATTGGTTGGGTTCCTGTACAAGTTAAAACCTCATTTATAAATTGTTATAGGAATACAAAATTTTGTAATAGCGTATGTATGGGCAAGGAAAACGGAAGATGGAGAATGGAATCATACGAAGAAAAATAATTTTACTATATTTGCAACATGCCATTCGAAAAAAAACCTGAACCGAAACCGACTAGATGGGAGGTCGTTTACGAAGACGAGGACACAATTTCAATTTGGAAATATAATTCAAATAAAACCACAAACGGTCCCATAGAAGTTGAATATAAGTATAAGAGGGGTTTTCAACATCCATCAAATAAGAAGAAAAAAACTTTAGGGGACTTAGTTAAAGAGGAAAAATTAAAGTGATTTTAATTTAGAATCAATTATTTTTCTAATTCTAATAAGGGAATTTCTATCTAAATTACCAACAATTTTTTCTGTATTTTCAGAAAGTAACTTTATTATATTCTTTTCAACACTTTCTAATCCTAAATCTTTATAAGATTCAACCGATTGAATTTCAAATTCATGTCTATCAGAATCTATAACTTCTCTTTCGATTGGAGTTTCACGATAATAGTCCCACCCACCAGATGATAAAGTTTCTTGAATTGACTCCTCAACCCAGTCTTTATTGAATGAATCCCAATCAGTTTTATAATATTCAATCACGAATTCTCTCGAAGATACTTTGTAGTAAACTTGAAATTTTTTTAACTTGGGTTTTCTTAGTTTCTTTGATATGGAATCATAGGAATTGTTTTTATCAATCCAATTTTGTAATAAATGATAGTTCTCAAGTGTAAATGCACAAATATATTCAACATCAAAACTATCAATTTGGGAATTACCGAACAATTTTGAGACCGAATATAAAATATCATAATTATTTTGAAGGAATGGTTCGTTAAATCTCAAACCCTTTTCCAAACAAATTTTTGCAATGCTTGCAATTTCCTTCAAATCTAAACTTTCAAATTGAGATTCCATCTTCCATAAATACGAAAAAGGTGGGAATAATCCCACCTTTAATCGTTCAGTTTTTTTTGGAAGGTTGTAAGAATAGATATAATATTATCACGACCAACAGGATTTGCGGAATGAACATTCCAATCAGGGACAGGGAGTCCATTAGTCCAACAATATTCACATAACCATTTTGCACAATCATACCCTGTTTTTTTATTTTCCCCTAAGTCATGGTCAAAAGAAACCTCTTCTGGAAGACCGTTTATATTTATAAATTCTACGAATTCTTCATGGTTTCGAACAATTGTCCATCCTTCAGTCTTTGGGTTTCTTATGTCGTCTAGATAAAGTTTTATTTTTTTCATAATTTTTGATAGACTCTTGTCCGATGATTTGATAGGCCTCAGCTAAAGCCCAACCTGCATCATCAATTAGTTTTTTAACTTTTTTAATTTTTTTTGTAAGTGGATGACCTATCAAATGATTCTCAATCATACATGATTGAACGTGAAGTCTATCCATAAGTTCAAGAAAATGCCCCTGATTTATCTTATTTTTTTTCATTTTATTCGTTTATACTAGTCGAATAATCACCGCATTCAATCTTCATTTCGTAAATCGCATCAGTGCCAAATTCGTAGTCTGAATCAGTTATGTCTCCGTCCCAATACATATCCATTCCTGAAGGAGCAATTTCTTGTTCCTCTTCAGTAAGAACAACATCCCACTCAACGTCGTAAACATCAGTAGAACCATCAGAAGATTCAACTAATTGAAGGTCATTGAAATCACTTTGGTCAATTTCTGAAATGTTTTTCTTTTTCAAGAGTTTTATTAGCTCTTCAACAGTAAACTCTTCAGTAAACAATTCCGCTGACCTCCAATTTGTGGAGGCTTCACAAAAATAGTTTTTTTCTTCCCACGTGCCGTTGATGTAGTTTATTTCATTCAAACTCTTTTTGTTGAAGATTAGCGTAATTTTTGTTGAGTCTTCGGGATTCAACTTTTTTAACTCTTCAATCACATTTTTGTTTTTCATTTCGGGTAATTTAATTGTTGTTGAATTTGTCTTTTGAGTTATAATATTCAAGTGCAATATTATAAGCAATCCATAAACAGAGAATTAATGCACTTCCGACAATTATATAACCCATTATTTCAGCATAGTATTTCACTCCTAAAGAAATTAGGGTCAAGGTGAGCAAAAAACCAACGACCGTTACTAAAGCTTTAATTTTGTTATTCATATTATTTGATTTTTAGGGGTAATCAATTTGTTTTGTTTCTACATCAAAATCTAGAACGATTGGTTTGTTTTCATGTATGTACCTTTCATTGAGAAGTGCAGCATTCAAAAACTCAACACCATTGAAATTCTTCTGACCGTATGCGCAGTGGATGTGACCACAAACGTGAATTTTTGGCTGAACTTCCATCACTCTGTGGAACAAATCCTGACAACCTACTTGTGTTCCACTTGGAACCCAATCAAGCATTCCGTAGGCTGGTCCGTGGGTTATAAGGATATCAGTATTTCCAGGAATCATTGCCCATTTTTCAGCGAGTTTCTCTCCTCTTGGAAGATTAAATGCCCAATCATAAAATTCAGGTTGCCAAGGACTTCCGTAGAACTTCACACCATCAATGACCACCTCACTATCAAAAAGATAATGAACTCCCTTCTCCTTATATTCAGGAGCGATGTCTTGAACAAGTTCAAAACCAAAATCATGGTTCCCCGCAATGAAGATTTTATGAGTGAAATCAGTATTGCTAAACCAATCTAAGAAATCTTTAATCTCGTGAACTTTTCCCACATTTGAAATGTCGCCCGCATGGATTAAACAATCGCCACTTCCTAAAATGTTTCCCATCCTGTTGGAAGTCAGATATTCATGTTTTCCATGAGTGTCTGATATAAAAACGTATTTTTTAGTCATTTTTTTTGTGTTTACAATTGTTAAAATGCCATTGTATCATTTGGGGATGACCACTATCACTTATAAAGGTCATCTTCATATCTCTTCATTTTGTCCCAATTTAGAAAGTCTTCACCCTTATAATCGGGATGATTTTTTTTCATATTATCAATTCCTCTGACCCAAGCCCACGCAATCAGGACAACAAAGATAAACATAAAAAAGAAAATTGCAATCATATTTATTTTTTTTTAATCCCACCAATTACGAATACCTGACCCATCATACCAATCGTTCCAAACGTCCATTTTATCCTTTTCTTCGGGAGGTAACTTACCCATTAGGGTTCGGTACTCATCGATATTTTGACCCCTTAAAATGTCCCAAATTTCACTCCATTCTATTTCCTCTATTTCACGAGCTCTAGCGTAGACCTTTCTATTATGTTCCATGTCCTCAGGATTTAATTCGTCATCTCCGAGGAACCAATTTTCCCCTCTGATTTCACCTAACTCTTCCTCCGCGCGATAAATGTAATGGTCTTCTCGGCTATTCTTTATTAACTCAATAACCCTTTTTATTTTTTCAACTTTTTTGTTCTTTGAAACCTCCACCTCATTTCCATGTTTTTCTAAAACTTCGGATGTTTTCTCAAGGGAACGTGCAAACAAAGTTAGATTGAATGAATAATCCCATCCTCTAAATTCCCATAATTCTCGTCTGAAATAATAAAGATTACGGAAAAATGCGGGAAGCTTATATCTAAAAACTTCATAGGTTCTATACCACCAAGTTTGGTGTCTAGCCATAATTTTTAAAGACTTCCAAAAACTTTCAGTAAAGACTACTTTCATAATTTTTGTTTTTTATAAAATGCGGGGAGTTTGAATTCCAAAAGTATTTTATCAATCTCTTTTGTGAGGTCAAAACATTCTGCCAAACCGAGTTTTTTTTGGTATTTTCTGTGAAAGTTCCATACTAACCTTTCACAATTTTCTGCCTGTTCTTTGGTTTGACAAGATTTAGCAACTTTTTCTAACCAAATGATAACGTCTCCCCAATGATTACTTTGTTTATCCATTTTTATAGTTTGAACAAAGATAAGAAAAAAATAAGACCCGACAAAATAATTTTTGACGGGTCTTTTGGAAAGGATATATGAGAACACCTTACGGTGATGTCATTTATAAATATAATAAAGAACCAAAAATTATCAAATTCAGACATAACCAGAGGGGTTATTTTAATAAATGATAATATTCTTTAAAATGTTTCAATCTATCAGCAAGTCCTATGGTTCCACCATTTACACATTTTGTAACGGAAGTTACAGTTGCGTTGGAATCATCAACACATCTTTTCAAACAATTTTTACTGAAAAACCATGCCGCTGAGAGTAAAGGGTATTTTGTTGAAACCAAATCAGGATTTGAAACAATGTCTTCATTTATTGCTTTTCCAAATGCGGTGTAATTGTCTTTACCTGTGAGTTGAATATAACCTCTACCACGAAATTTGAAACCTTCTCCTGTTGATTCAGGACCGTTACCCATTCTTCCACCATATACTTTTGACGCAATTTTCTGAGGATTTCTTGCATAAGACTCAGAAAGATTACCAGGAAAATACTTTGGGAAAATGTTTTTGAGACCTTGAGCAGAATAATTTAAATTTTCTTGAGTGAGTCTAAATCCTCCTGATTCATGACCACATTGTGCAAGAAAGTGAGCAAGTTTTAGAGGTGTATCAATACCGAATTTTTTTGCGGTATCAGGGATTTGAGCAATAACATCATCAGGAATGTGACCTTTCAAATTTTCTAATTTCAAAGAACCTGTGTTAACAATTGGAGCTTGTTGTACAGGAGCGGGTTCAGTAATTAGAACTCCTTGTCCCATGATTTTTTGCCATGTTTGTTCCCCCACAATACCATCGGGATTTAAACCATTTTTTGTTTGGAAATTTTTTACAGCTTGCTCAGTACCATTACCGAAGATTCCATCGGCACCCAAACCCAATTTTTGTTGAAGTTTTTTAACGTCTTCTCCTCTAGACCCAACTTTTAGTAACATAGTAATTTAATTTCCTAATAAATATTTTCTACTGTGAAGAATGTGATAAATTGACGTCGCCTAACATACAATATTTGATGTTTTGAGTAACGTTTGAAGTTGCCACATTTATTGTAAAAGATGTGACGGGTGAAATAGAACCGAAATTTGTTCTATTGATTAAATCATAATTTGTTGAGGTGAACCAAAGTACTTCTGTAATAGGTCTCAGTCCTGTGATATGTGCTAAGATGAGATATGCATCACCCAAATCAATTATACCGTTTTTGTTTACGTCAGATGCCTTCCACTGTTTTGTTCCTGTGAGAAATAAACCTGAGGGAGTGTTATTAGGTGTATTTACGTTTTGAATTTCGTTAAATAGTGGGGTAAAATCGGCGGTTGTTATTCCTTGAATCGAAAGAGAGGGGACTAATTTATAGGTCGAATTTTGTTGAGGTAAAGTAAAAGTGTAAGTTCCACTTGAAGTTAAAGTTTTATAATCGACCAAGGTTTCAACTCCGTTTACCACCCTATATAATGTCAAAGTTGGATAAGGACTCAGTGTCGGAACTGAAACTGTACCCGAAAGTGTATTTGTAATTGCAACAGTATTAGTTGTGTTTGCTGCGTAGTATCCTGTAAAAGTTGCATCCTGAGGATTTGACCACGTACCAAACTCAATTACATAAGGATTAGACCAATCAGGTAAATCATTCCAACATCCACCACCACCCCATTTTGTTACTGCAAAATCTTCACCACCGGCATCGTTCGGTTCACCACCACACCAATTTTGATATGTTCCTGGTTGAGGGTTCCCATTAAAGTTTCCAATATTAACCAAAGTTCCATTTTCAGGACCCGCATCAACTCTCCAATAACCCTCTTGTAGTCTGTCTGAGAGAGCAAACCATATATTATTCTGAGGAACGTTTGCAATAATAAAGTTTTGTTCATCCGCAGACGTAATTGTCACCAAATAACCAGTTTGACCTTTGAAGGTTTGTTGAGCAGCTAAAACCTTTGAATTTGTGTAAGTTGCGGTGGTTGAAATTGGTCTATAGAAGTGACCATTTGTTGCGTTGTAATAATATCCAACAGGGTTTATTGTCGTTGAAACTGAGATTTGAACACTTCCCAATGCAGACCCTGTGTTGATTTTAAGTGAGGCGAGAGCGTTATTCACGTTTGCTTGAGTTCCTGTGAAACTAATTCTTGTGATATTTGACCAAGTGTTATATCCTGTGGCAAAAGATAAACCTGTAGTTGTTGTGATTGAAAATGTTGTTCCTGCGGGGGGATTAACAAGACCTATTGAAGTTAATAAAGTTTCAGATGTGAATCCGTTGATTACAAATCCACTTGCATCTTGACCTGAGGTACTCACCTGATAAGTTCTTCCTGGTGGTGCCGTTACACTTTGTGCGAAACAAAAATCATGCGAAACAAACTGTGCGAAACAAAATAAAAATATGGTAACGAATTTTTTCATAGATTTACTTTACTACCAATCAAGAAAAATGATAAAATAGGAAACTCAGGATTGGTACTAAGATTGGCTTTATAATTTACATTGAATTTGAATCTTCTTGAGATTTGGTAATCAAATCCACTTCCTATAAACGCACTGAATGTTCTATCTGTCACAGTTACTTTATCTACTGAAGAATAAACCACAGGTGTTGAAATTAAATAAATCTCAGGGGAGATGGTAAGTTTTTTATTTGCAACAATTGGCTTGGTATAAAATGCAGTAAAAGATGGACTAATAAATAAGTTACTATCTTCAGGAAGTTTGGCAACAGCTCCACTTATATTAAATCCTGTAATTCCCCACTTCTTGGCGTTTATTATCATACTATAACCCAAAAATGAGAATAGGTTTCCGTATGAATAAGCACCCGTTAGATTTACATTATGAACGAATTTAAGGGTTCCTGATTGGTTAATTTTTATTTTTGTATATCTTGAGTTGATTGCAAATTGTTTGAAATTAAACCAAATCATTCCTGTTACGCCCCAAGAACTTGTTCCCATTAAAGAGGTTCTTGATACACCTACATTTGCAATTCCTGTAAAACTTTTGTCTAAGTTTTGAGCGGAAGTAAGGTCAGATGATACTATCATCGGGTTTGAATTTCCTGATTTTGATGAACCTTTTTTTCCTCCACCTCCACCACTTTCTGAACCACGGTCGTTCCTTACATCAACATTCATTACGGTTGTCGCCACCACCTCAGAACCTTTTTCTTTGTCTTTCTCACCGCTTCCCGTAGAAGAAGATGAAGAAACACCACTATTGTTACTAACCCCACTATTAGAAGAATTACTGTTCCCCCCGACACCACTACCACCGCTTGTAGGGTTATTTGAAGTCCCTTGAGAAGAAGTTTGACCCCCTTGGTTAGAACTTCCCACAGGTACAGAACTGTTGCCCTGACCGCCTGATACACCTGAGCCCCCATTTGGAGAAGTCCCACTACTATTAGTATTAGAAACGGAATTATTAGAGTTAGAATTAGTATTTTCATTTCTATTTCTTGTTTTTTCGGACCTATTGTCTTTTGAACCCGCATCATTTCCACCCATAGATGAACCTTGCATCACGGATGAGTTTATTTGACCAACAACACTACTTACCACATTTCCGATTACTTGTGCGGTTATTTGATTTCTTGTGACACCTACGGATTGAACCGAGCAAGGTGTCAATTTTCTGTAGTCCACATAAGCTTGATTGACCCAAGAGGCAAAAGCACCACTCGCCACGTCAGCCGCGGTGAATGATGCCGATTTTCCATAAAAATAAATTATTGTTCCTCCCTGAATAGGGATTGAAAAGTTTGTGACAGCTTTTGTGCAAGGGTCTATAAACTCGTAATTAATGGTTTGAGCATCAACTTTCAAGTTGAGAAAGAAGATACAAACAATACTTAAAAAAATTTTTAACCCTTTCCACATTTATTTTGGGAACACGCCCTTTTTAATCATCCTTACAAGAATTCTACTACAAGCAATTTCAAGTGCTTTCTTTGTAGTAATTCCTATTGTTGATTGATTGAATTTAACGTCACTCAAATTATCATCATTTAAAAGAGATAATTCTCTGACAGTTTTTGCCTCACCGAGACCTGAAGCCGCAATAATTTCACCTGTTTCTGCGTTTGTAAATCTAACCTGAAGACCGAGTCTTGTGTTTACAATATTTTTAACTCCATCTTTTAAATTTACAGTCTCATCCTCAGAAACAGAAAAGTCATAAACTTCGATTGTAACGAAATAATGAGCAAGTCTAATCTTACCTCTACCGTCCAATTTGTCTTGACTAATTCCTGCTTGAGATGCCTGAAACTGTTTGACCATACGGTTTTTTATTTCAGTTTTATCTTCAGTAAAAGTGAATCTGTTTAGTTCAGACAAAAATTCCAAACTTATATTCGCAACACCAAGACCAACTTTCTTTTCTTTCAGCTCAGGATACTGTTCATATACCTCATCACTAATTCCAATTGTTAAGATTTGAATTGGAATTTGTGGACCATCGTAATCCATCAAAGAATCAATATTGATTTTTGTTTCGAAACTTGCTTTGTATTGCTCAGTTTTAGTTGTTCCCACAACTTGTGCGTTCACAAATGAGCATACGAGTAGAAATACAGGTAATAAAATTTTCTTCATTTTAAACTTGTTTAATAAGACCACATTTAAGACACTCTTCATCTCCATCACCATCAGCGTCACCCCAAACGTGTTCACACTGACGATGTTCGAAATACATGTCTATAATACCGTCACCATCCTCATCGATACCATCCATTGTACCATCACCATCTTCATCGATTTCGACACCGACTTGAGGGGCGACCTGAGGGGTTACTTGAGGGGTGGATACCACAATAGGTTCATTATGTTGAGCCGATGCAGAATCTTTCATATCTAAAGTAGATGAGAAAGATACACCATCCTCTTCGTCCATTTTTTGAACTAACATCTTGTCCTTATCTGTATCACTGAACCAATAGTCAATAATCTTACCATAAGAACCGATAAAAGCACCAAGTAATAAAAGTAGAAGCTCTTTCCACTCTCCACTGATAGCACTTTGTTCAAAAATAGCCAAAAAAATTGCGCCGATGATTACAACAAATCCTCCAAGAACAAGAGCGGTAATCCACCATCTCTTTTTCATCATGGAGTTTAATAAATCTTTAAATCCTGTTGGTGTTTGTTGACTCATAAATTACCATTTTGGTTCCTCTGAAAAAGGTTTAGGTTTTGGAGCAGGTTCAGCTGGTTTAGCGGCAGGTTGCGACGCTTTTTCTTTGATAATCACAGTTTTCTCAGGTGCTGCTTGCTGTTGTTGAGAATTGTTAATTACGATTGTTGGTTGAGGAGGAGGTGCTTGTTCTTGTTTTTCTTCATGACCGCCAAACAACAAAGTGCTTAGCCATACGCCACCACCCGCAACAACAGTTCCGAGTGTTCCTACGATGGTCTTCTTTAGTCCTGACCAAGACCCATCATTTTGTTCTAATTGTTCTTCTGACATAGTTTTAAATTTTTACAAATGGTTTAGTTATTCTTTCATTATTATTCGCCATCACTAACAAATATTTACCTTGTGCTAGATTTTTGGCGTTAATTGCTCTTGTGATTACGTTTGTAAACTCATCGGTTTTGAAATCTCCTAAATCCAAAACCTTTCTTCCGTTGTAATCATAAACATAACCTTTCATCCAATAATTATTCGGAAATGTAACAGTTAATTCAAATTGTCCCGAATTTGGATTTGGTCTGATTTCTGCAATAGGCTTCGTTACGGCTAATATTGGCCCTGCCGCTCTATAAGTTAAAACTATTCTTTCAGATGCTAATTCAATATTGAAATGTTCACCTTCAGAATTGGAGGCGTCCATTAGTTGTCTAACAAAAACATAAGAAGAAATATCCTCCGAAGGGTCAATTGGCGTAAATTTTAAATTAAAGGGGGTGGATAAACCAATTATCCCCCCCTTTTTTTGATTATTCATTCCACCGAATCTGATGATTCCATTTTGGTCATCATGAGTTACATATTGTAACCATTCATTCGGAACTTTCGATATTATTTCTGTAAATTTAACTTTTGTCGGGTCATATTTCATTTCAAATTGTAGTCCATAATTCACTAATCCGTTTGTTGACACGTTAAATGGTACAAACATAGGTTGACCTACAGAGTATGAGTTAGGAATATTGACACTATATCTTCCCGTGTAAACAGGACCTCTTACAAGGTTTCCATTAGCGTCATAAACAGGAGAGGAGTGACTTCTATCAACATCCCCTTGTATATAGTATTTCAAATCAAGTGACAAATTAGATGTAAGAACCGTATCCAAAACAAAATTTTGTCTACTATTGTAAGTTGTCCAATCTGACCATTGGTTTATACCCAAAGCCAAACTATCAAATTCGTTTTTGGTAAAAACTTTTATCAAGTTATTAGTTGCAATAGGTCTGAGTCCTGAAACCGAAGCGTAAATACCATAAGGGTCACCCCCGTCAAATTTTTGGTTCCAATTTATATCTGCAATCAAATATGCCAATCCATTTTGTAAGTAGGTACGAGGGTAAGTTTGCGAAATGTCAGCGTTCACAAATTCGTTGAAAGCTTTTACCGCATCTGTAACTGTAACTGAATTATCTCTGATTGAAACCAAACTGTCAGGATTAAATCTTAGTTCAATTTTATATCTTGTATTTTCATCGATGTTGTCCAAAACGTATAAACCTGTGTTTATGTCTGGAACTGTTGTTGAAACCAGATTTCCTGTTGCATTTTCGTAACAATATAAAGTTGGAACCCATCCTCTTGTAACTACTGATGGTGGAAGCCAAACCTTACCTGAAATTGTAAGATTTCCAAGTAATTTTACCGCGAGTTTGTTGTAATTTAAAATCGCTACATTGTCACCAATTGTTGTTCCGTCAACCTTAAACATTCTAGCCCAATTCAACGTAACAGTATCTGAAACGAAATTTGGGATTACGTTGTTTATTATATATTTGTTGTGAATTATATATCCGTTCGAAGAAACCTGTGAACCGTTAGATAAAACCAAATAGTTTCTTGCAATAGTCCAGTTTGTGTCGGACACATAAGTATAATTTCCACTTGAGTAAGATTGATATTTGTAATCTTCCCAACTTCTGTAAGAAATTTCAGGACCGTTTCCACTAACCGCAACATCAACAGTTGTTGATATGTGGGTGAAAAGTCGTTTTTTATATTGCCAATCCACTTGGAAACTTCTCACATCCGTACCAGCTGCTGGTTTGTAATACCAAGCAACATCTAACGTGTCACCTCTTCTTACAGTTTTCAATTGTTGGAAGTGACCAATTTCTGGTGTCTGTGAAAAACCTAAAAATGGGAATGACAATAATGAAAGTAATGTAAATAATTTTTTCATCATTCAAATAGATTTTTGATTAATGTCTCGCATGATTTTTTTATTACATTTGAGACGGATTGTTGATTTATTTTACCACCTTCTGCAATTATCAAAGTTGACATTGATATTTCAGATGATTTTTCAGTCACTGAAGTTTCTTTGATTTTTTTTCCGTCGGTATTCAATAACTTAGCCTTTACCCTAAGAACTGTTTCGTCGTTTTCTTTATGGATTACGGAAAAACCCGAATTGGTTTTCAAAACATCAAAGTAAATTAATTCAATTTGAATTTTCAAATCAGCTAAATTACAACTGTCAATAAGTTGTAAATCTTTTTCTTGTAGATATTCTAATAAAATGTTTTTAAAACCAAAAGTAAGGTTTCTATTTCCCATCATCTGACCGATTTGTATCTTGTTTTCTATTGAATTCAAGCAAATCTTTTTGTTTTGTCCAAATGAAAATAGGGTAGATAGCAAAAAAATTGCTAAAACGAATAATTTTTTCATTTTTGTTAGTAACTTGGTAATCTATAAATATGACTAAACTCAACTATTTATAAAAAAATTCATTATGAATTTATTAAATGATGTAGAAAGAATTAGGTTTGTTATGGGTCTTTCTGAGGGTAAAAAAAATCCTGAAGATGCTCCCTTCATGAATGTCAATTTAAAAAAAGTTGTTGATACTTTAACTTTCTTGAAATTATATAATAAAAAAATCGAGGGGTTACTTTGGAAAATTTCAAAATTATCCGAGGATAGAATTATTGATTTTGAAATGGTGGATAGGGGTTTAAGAAAAATTCTTCTGAAAAAAGGGGATAAAAAAAAGAACATTGAAGAATATTTTAAAAATATTATTATTTCCTTGAAATTCAGGGAAAGAGGGGGTTATGGTGTCGAACCAGAAAGTGAAGATTATGAATTTGAACCCGAGGAACCATCAATTTTACCCAAAAAGATATATAAAAAAGAATTATACTACTTACAAATTGAATTGGTCAAACTACAAGAGTGGTTGAGAAAAACGGGAAAAACGGTGATAATAGTCTTCGAAGGTAGAGATTCGGCGGGTAAGGGCTCAACAATAAAAAAATTTACAGAGAATTTGAATCCGAGATATTATAACGTGATTGCTTTGGGTATACCTACACCTGATGAAAGAAAAAATTGGTGGAACAGGTATAAAGATAGAATACAACCTGGTATGATAAATTTTTTTGATAGGAGTTGGTATAACAGAGGGTTGGTTGAGCCTGTCATGGGTTATGGAACCCCTGAGGAATATGAAGATTTTATGGAAAACGTTGAGGATTTCGAAAACGATTTGGTGAAGGAGGGAGATTATCTTTTCAAATTATGGTTTTCTATAGATAAAGAAACACAGAAAAGAAGATTTCAAATGAGGCAACAATCTCCATTGAAATATTGGAAATATTCTCCAAACGATGCCCAAATGCAAGATTTGTGGGACAGGTTTACAGAATTTAAAGAAAAATTATTTGATAAAACTTCAACAATAAATCACCCTTGGGTTATTATTGATTCACAAGATAAAAGAATTTCAGGTTTGAATTCTATAAGATATGTTTTGCAAAACATACCATACGAAGGTAAAAACGAAAAGGTTTTGGAGGGTGTGTATCCGGAAGTTTTAGCTGTTTTACGACCTTAGTAATCTTTATTTATCTCCCGTATTGATATCATTATCCATATATCAAAAATTATGAAAACCAATATGTTTTCAATTTCTGATATTGGTAAATTATTTTTATAATAGTTTCGTTGGAACAACCACATGAATATTTTATAAGCGCAATAAAATCTACAGAAAAGAAATAAAAATCCCACTAAATTTTTCATAATCAAAAATAAAACTATTTATATAAAAAAACAATTTTTTATGGATGAACTCAAAAACCTAATAAAAGAAAGTTTAGAAGAATATTTGGACCGGTCTTTAGTATTGAAAGAAAATACTGAAATTTCTGATTCATTGAAATATCACATTGAAAATGGATTATCACTTACAAATAACATTTTTAGAGTTTATTCAGAGGGTTATTTTAAATTAGTGAACGAAGTCAGGAGTTTATGGGAAAATGATTTGATTGAACTAAATGAGGAAGATATTTTGATGGTAGAATCCGATTTAGGAAAAAGGGTAAAAATAAATGGTGAAATAGTCTATTTGGATGCTCCTTTTATTACTGAAGAATGGACTGAAGAGGAAATTATTGAAGAAGCCAAACATAGAGGTAAAAATGTTAAATTAAATAAACCATTCAGAACACCTGGTGGTCCTAAGAAATTTGCAGTTTACGTAAAATCCAAAGGTGGTGGTGTAAAAAAAGTTACTTTTGGAGACCCAAAATTAAAAGTTAGAAATAGAAATAAAGGTGCTGCTAAATCCTTCAGAGCAAGACACAGATGTGACCAAAAAAAGGACCGAACAACCGCTGGATATTGGTCCTGTAATGTTGGTAGATATGCAAAACAATTGGGTTTAGCTTCTAAAAATGCTTGGTGATGGATGCCGATAGAATAAAAAAACATTTACAGAATTATTTAGATTCAGTTGTCACTCAGAGGGTCAAAAATGATTTACCCGAAGGGGAAGATATCAAATTCACTGTTCATGATATTTTGAAAGGAAGTTTCAACCCCCCTATAATCCACGTTTTTATAGATACCGAACCAGAATCGTTTGTATCAAAAGGTTGGGATATTCCTACCAGCAAATACAAATCTGTAGAAAGAGATGTTGAGGATTTTTTCAAATTATTATCTATAGTTAATAAGATAAAAATACATTGGAACAAAAGACCTTTTTTCAAAAAAGGAAGGACTAGAAATGATTTTTCCATTTGAACAAAATACAACTGATTCAGGTAAAATTATTAGGACATTTCATCCTGATGTTGATACAGATGAATTGAAATGGCATCAGGATTTGAAAGACCGAAAAGTCACAATAATTGAAGATGGTGGGTGGTCATTCCAAATGGACGATGATTTGCCAAACAAATTGTATGTTGCCGAACAAATATTTATTCCCAAATTTGTTTGGCATAGAGTAATAAAAGGAAATTCTAAATTAGTTGTTGAAATTGAAGAATTTGATTGATACAGAGGAAATTGGATATTTCAAATACAAGGCCCATAATTCTTTAATTGTGGATTGCATAAAAGAATTTCCAATCACGGAGGACATAAAAGAATTTCTCAAATCCGAAAATAATTTTGACATCGAAATTGTAGATGGGGAACCAAAAAAAATTTCCGGAAAATTAGTTGTTTTAATTTAAGCGATATTTGGTGTTTCATATATCGGGATATCAGTTTGGGTTGTGATATATCCTTCTATGACATCATTGTAAGACCTGTAATCTTCAGGAAGGGGTTGTTGGTTTGGTACATCTCCTTCAGTATAAGCTCGTGCAACCCTTGGAGTCGCCTCAACGATAGGTTCATCAACACGACACTTTAATTCCAAATCATGTAAACATTCCTGATGTACCTTTTCTTGTAATTCATCGCTGCAAAAATTTTTATTTGTGTCTTTTGATTGGAATATTCTTCTTACTATTGGAAACAAATATTCATCAGCGTCCACATCTAAATAATCAACTCTCGTGTCCTCAGCATTCCAGAATGATAAATCTTTATCTGAAAGTGATTTGTAACCGGCAAATTTATAACCTGTGAATTTATTTATAAAATAAACTAATATCCCTTGGCGCCAATACCTCTCGAAGTATGCCTTATCATGTTTGTAAGTTGTACACCATCTCGTTGATGCTCCATACTTCGCAGAAGATGCAAATGTGAGAGGTCTAACAATAACCCATTTATCGTCTTCGTATTCTTTTATTACTTGACCTTCTAATTCACGATTCAATTCGTTTATGCTTGCTAAAGAAACAGACATCCTTATATCATCAAGAGAATTATAAGAAGTAACGTCTTTATTCTGTAATCTTTTATTCTCCATTAAAGAAATAAATTCTCTCAAGGTCTCGAAATGACTGTTTGGATAAAAGTCCATTAGATGTCTCAGGAAATAATTCTGATTGTCACTAAAACTTTGGGTATTGATACCAAAATTCGTGAGTAGAGTTCTAAATTCCATAGTCACTTTAGGTATTTCATCTTTTGGATATTGTTCGTTGATTCTCCATTTTTTACTAAAAATTTTACAAAACAAAGGAAAATATTTGTAGGAACTTGTAGGGTCCATAGATTTGAACACATCAAACATAGTGATATTGAGTTCTGGATATTGTTTTTTCAATTCATCAAGTCGGGACATAAATTAGTTTTTTGAAAAAATAGTGAAAATAAAAATATCTGTCAAATAAAAAAGAAGGTGAATAATTCACCTTCTTTTTGCGGAAGCGGTTGGATTCGAACCAACGGACCCGTTAAGGTCTCTAGTTTTCAAGACTAGCGCGATAGACCAACTCTGCCACACTTCCCGGTTTCAAAACAATAGAAAATTTATAGTATTTATCAATATGTACGTGAAAATTTTAAAAAAACTTTTGAAAGGTAAATCCATTCCAATCGGTACTTATATGTATAATTTTTTGGATGTAGTACCATATGATGGTGACGAAGAAACACCCAATTTCATTTTGAATATTACTACCAAAAACCCATTTCAGTCTTATTGTAGACAAAAGATGGTAGATGATATTGAGTCTATTGTGTATAATAAAATTAGATTGATGGGTGAAGAAAAAATGGCGATTGGTATTGAATTTGAATTTAACCGAATGGACCCCATGAAAGTTTTTATTTCACAAGAAAAAAGGGAAGAATTGTTAGCAAGATTGAACAAAGAAAATAATATTTTTTCTTATAGAAATTCGCGTGAACAAGAGGTAAGTTTTGAGGTTGTATATACTCCTTCAGAGCTATTTGTAAACACAGAAAAAGGTGGGGGGGAAATTTATTTTCATTTTGATATGAATTTGAGACGTTTTGATATAGACGGTGAGCCATTTCCTGTAATTGAAAAATACGGGGATGTATTATCAGAATTTTGTTCCATGATACAAGATAAAATCATGATTGATGATGAATCTTATAATTTTCGTGTTGAAATCGAAAATATTATTTATAATACTCTTGAACCTGAGATGCAAATTAACCATCTTGAGATTTACTATGTTGCCTACGTATATGTAAATGAGATAAACGGAATTCAAAGAAAAGCAGAGGTAAGCTCAAAAATTATTAATTTCCCCGAATTTGAATAGTAAGCCTATTTTTGATTTGTCTGAGTAATTCTCTTAAAATTTCTGCAACAACTAAAACTAATCCCGAACCTATAATTCTGGAGACAACTAAATCTAAATTTTTTTCGAAATCCCCAGTTTTTAAAAAATCTATAATATCCATTATTATCGGAACTAAAAAACCGTAAGAGGTAATTTCAGATACTGAACCCAAACTTATTCTCAACGAACTAATAAAGTTTACAAATGTTTTCTTTAGTTCTAACCCTTTTGATAAAGTCTGTTTGAAAGGTTCTTCAAGATTCTGATTTTTTATTTCCTCGAAAATTCTTTCAAAGTATTTTTTGTTATCATAAAACATTGCGGCAGCACAACCAATTAAAATCAAAGCGGTCTGATTATCATCGAGTGTAAAGTTTCCTGTTTTTATGAATCCGTCCAAAGGCATCACTAATCCACCCAAAGCAGCACCCCAGGTGAGTAGTAGTTTGGTGTTTAAAGAATATTTTTTTTTAACCCGTTGAACAATATTTTTTGCAAATGAATACATTATTTTCATGTATTCTGAAAATTGTTCACTATTATTTTCTAAAACTAATGTCTTGAATTGACTTTCGGTGATTAAAAAATCCATAATAATAAATATACTCGAAGTATTTATTATGGTATGAAAGGTATAACAAACGCTCCTTTATCTGTTGGTGATAGAATAATGTGTCTATATATGGAAGGTGAAACCTCTGTAACACCTGGTACCTATGGAGAGGTGACTAAAATAACTAGAGACCCTTTTGAGCCTGATTCCGAAATTATTTCTGTGAAATGGGACAATGGGTCTTCATTATCACTACTTACACAAACTGATGCTTGGAAAAAAATTGTTGACAATCAAATCACTGAACAAAAAAATACTATTGAATCCTTCAAAAGAAACAAAGAAATATTCAAACATTTTGATTGGAGATTTTTCAGAGAGTTTTTGGTTAAAATGAGAGATTCTGGAATCGTAAATATGTTTGGTGCTGCTCCTTTAATTTATGCTGGTAAAAACCATATTGATAGATATTATGGAGAAGGTAGGGAAGATGACGAGAAATTTCAAGAATTTTTAGAAGATGCAGAAAAGGCTAGAAATATTTTTGTGTCAAACTTGGTATCATATATGAAATCAAAAAATATGGATGTGGATGATATGGATTCTGTAAATTCACGAGCTCGAGAAATAAGTAAAAAACTTTTAGATATATATATTTCTTTTAGTTAGATAAAGGTGCTTTGATTGGAGGATGTGATTGATAATTTAAAATTTCAATCTTATTTAAATCTATTTTGTCCCAAAGTATTTTATATCCCTCTTGATACTCATATTCAAAATTTAACAAAACTTCAGGTAAAGGGTAAGGTTCTCTCGTCGATTTTGGTGTTGGAGTCCAATAGGGGTTATCAAAATCTACTTTCTCATTTTCATTATATTCAAAACCGGTTTCGTAGTTGTTTGCAAACCAAGTGTGATATCTTTCTTCATAACTCAGTTCACGACCAATTTGTTGTTTTGCTTGTTCGATATGATTTGAATATAGGTGTACGTCGCCAAGGTTTCCTATTAGTTGGTCAGGTACCATATTGACCTCTTTCGCAAGAAATGTGAGAAGTAAACCATATGAAGCTATATTGAAAGGTAAACCAAGGAATGTATCGACAGAGCGTTGATTCCACATCAGAGAAATTGCTCTAGTTGGAATTTCACAATCATTCATTATTTTAATGTTCAAATCTTTTATATATGAATTTGTTTCAGTTCTAAAATTCTTAGTATTGGGTTTAAATATATCGCATCTTTCTTCATAACTCAGCTCTCTAGTATAAACTTGAAATCCATAATGACAAGGTGGAAGAACCATTCGGTTTAATTCACCTACATTCCAAGCATTAACCATTAATCGTCTTGAGTCTGGATTTGTTTTAAGGTCGTTGATTAGGTTTGCGATTTGGTCTATTGAATTATTTTGGTATGTTACTTTAACATCATATTTACTATAATCGCCACCATCATGAATTAAGTCCATAACTTTAACTTTGTCAGAACTTTTTACATTTTCTAAATCATAATTTATTACGTTTTTTTTACCCCAACTTCTCCATTGCTTTCCATACAGGGGACCGAGTTCACCCCACTTCTTAGCAAACTCATCATCTGTTTTTATTTCATTAATGAATTCTTCTTTAGTATAACCGTTATTTCCTTTATTTTTTCTAGCTTCTTCTCGTTCCTTTCCCGGTTCAACCCAATTTTCAATGTAGTCATCGCTATTCATTACAGTGTGATATCTCTTATACGCATCACCATTCCAAATATGACAGTCATTATCAACAAGATATTTGATATTGGTATCCCCTTTTAAAAACCATAGTAATTCAATTACAATAGATTTCCATGCCATCTTCTTAGTGGTAAGAAGCGGGAATCCCTCTTTCATGTTATGTCTAATGGTGTAACCAAAGATAGATTTTGTACCAGTACCGGTCCTATCGGTCTTTTCTACACCATAATCAATAATATCTTGTAAAAGTCTTTGATATTGTTTGTCTAAATTGTTCATTTACGTACGTTTAAACCTGCATGTAGTTTAGCGTTACTCAAAGCTAATTTCAATGCGTCCAATTTACTCATTAGGGGATTCAGCTCCATGAGTTTTTCAACCGTGCAAAGAACGTTCTCTTTGATTTTTAATTCTTCAGCCTCTTTGATGAGATTTTTAACTAACTCTTCGTTTTTCATAATAATCAATCTAAATTATTTTTCAATTAGCATGATAGTGTTTTGAATCGGAAATCTAGCAACCGGTAATCTTTCTTCGTTCGAAGTTTCTCTCATAACTTCATAGAAACCCTCTTCTCTAATTTTTACGGTTGGAACATTTGAATAAGAAAAAAGTATTTTGGTATTCTCAGTTACTTGAACTGTTTTGGTTGTGGTGTTAAAAAGTAGTATGTGCATTTTGATTTTTTTTAAAAGTGAAAACAAGTGATTTATAAATAAGGCTACAAGCAATTACCAAGTTACTAACAGAAATTTAAATCCCACTTGTTTTCAAAACAAAATTACAACAATTTTTATTTGATGTCAAATCAAAAAAAGATATTTTCAAAGATATTTATAAAGAAAAAATTATGAATCCTTGGTTTCTACAACAAGTTTCTTCGGAAGAGAAAGAAAATATTTTATCAAAACATAAAGAACTTTATAATGGTTACCAAACAATGCAACCGAAAGTTTCCAACGAACAACCTCTTTATGTTCAAGATTTTGCAAAAGATAAACTTGGTGCCACTTTAACTAACGATGGTAAATTAGTTGGGTATACCAATAAAATTTATGAACAAGTTGACCGAAATATAACAGAGGAAAAGGGTATGTGTTCAGAATGTGGTTCAGAAATGAGAGAGGGAGAGTGTTCAGAATGTGGATGGAAAGGAGAAATGGAAGAAGAAACTGAAACCAAAACTAGAAAAAAAACAAGATTTGAAAAATGGATGGAAAAAGATGAGGATACAAAACTTGAGAAGGCTCTGAAAAAATTCGGAGATTTTTTAATAGATTTAGAAGATGAAATTGACGGTATAAAAAATGAAAAAGACAAAGAAAAAACTAATGAGGGAATTTTAGATATTCCAGCGGTGAAAAAAATTTTGAAAAGAAGAGAAGTTAAGGATAGACGACCATATGAACCAGAAGCTATCGAAAAAATTATCAAACTTATTCAGGACTCTAAAACTGAAGAACATTTGAACACAAGTATGAGAATGTATAGGTCTTTAGAGGAAATGAACCCTGAAATGAATCCCGCATATAAAATGAGGGTTTTGAACGCTTATAAAAGAAAGGCCGATGAGTTGGGTTTTTATTTAAATAAAATGGCTTTATACGAAAGAGGTGGAAAATTAGATGACATATATAATGTTAAAGATTTGGATTTGAAAGGTGAATTTGATTACGTTGAAGGAGGTGACAACTACGACAATAGTTTTGAAAAAGACCACCACATGAAAAAAATAATGAGTAAAGAAAGTGCTACTTCTAATACACCACTTTCTATGGGAAAACATTATAACGAAATAGAACCGGCTTATGATTTCAAATCTGACGGGCCCGTGGGTGACGGAGGAACGTTGAGACAAAAACCAATTTCAAGTATAAAATCAGCGGCTATAGGTTTGAGAGAAGGTGGTTTTACAGGTGGAGGAAATGCACCTGATATGGATTTAAGTAATGTAGACCCCGCTTTTAATTTTGATTCTGATGGCCCAATCGAAGACACGTTCACTATCCCCGCTGATGATATGGATTTGGATGATAAAGATGTTAAAAAACCTTATGAGTTTGTGTCGGGAGGTGGAAATGAAAATGGTGGTGACGTTTACCCTGTTTATGAAGAAATGTCATCTGCGTGGGAAGAAGAATTGGAGGAGGTTGACATTTCAGGTGCACAAGCATCACAAACCTCAGCAAAAAAACCTTATGCTTTTGTGAGTACGGGGCCAGGAAAAGCGGGACCGTATCAAACACATAGTTGGGGTGGTGAAGAGCTCGGTGGATATGAGGGAGAAAATGAAGATGTATATTGGGATTTGGAACCAAATGAATTAAATCCTGACAAAATAGATAGAAATGCTTCATGGGAAGATATAACATCTATGACAGGTGACGATGAATTTTCTAACATGAGTGAGGATGTTGTTGAAAGTATTGTGATTCAAAAAAATAAGATAAACGAAATGATGGAACGAATGAAAAAGTTTAATTGATAAAAAAACCCCTCTTATGAGGGGTTTTTTAATAAATCATAAATTCGATTATTTTTTATGTCAAGCCAAGTAAGTTCGGTAAACTCATCAAGGTGAAAAATTTCATCATATATATAAAATTCAAAGATATCTTGATTTAGACAATTTAATTTTGATAAAACGTTTTTTATTTCATTTAATCCAAATTCTAATTCAAATTTTTCAGAGTTGTAAAATTTTTTTTCAGGTATGAAAATATTAAAATTGGTCAAATAATCTGTTACAATTATTTTGTGTGGATAATCATAGGATTTTGTAAAATTGAAATTTAAAATATTAGTGAATTCAGAAAATTTAGAAACATCAACAAGATTCTGATTGAAATTCAATATTATTATATTTCTTTTCGGTTCGATAGATTCAAAAAAAGGTTTTTCAATGATATCTATATTTTGTGGTAATGGTCCTTCGTAGTTTTTAAAAAAGGGTAAATTATCATCCCAATATCTCAAGTTTTTTTTGAAATTACTCACCTCATCCGAAGTTATTTCTTTTTTTTCAATCAAGTTAGTTTTTTTGATTATTGATTCCACACTACCAAACTTCGAAAAATGAAACCCACCCTCGACTATTCTGTAATAAATTGAATGAATAATATTTTTGTTAAAATAAAGACTGTCTATAATATTATTCTCTCTCAGGAATTGTGAAAAAGTAAAACAAAAAGTTCCCAAATGGTTTTCTGTGTTGACATATTCTGTGGAACAAACAAAATTTTTCTGTAAGAAAGCAATTGGTTCGAAACTCAAAATTTTATCCAAATCATTTATGCTAAATTTTGGGGGTAATTCATCAACCTCAGAAAAAAGTATGTAATCTTCATAATCCAACTTCATACTTTTTAGCTGATTTAAAATGACTGACTGAATTTTTGATATTTGAAATTTGATATCTGAATCTTCTTGATAAGAATCAAGGTCACATTTCAAATAAATAATTTTATCTAACCAATTTTGAAAAAAAATTTCTTTTGTTTCATAGTTAAAATCTTTTTTTTCTCCGTTGAAATCGCGATTGGTTTCAACCACAATAAAATTGTCAACAAAATCATATAACTCAGTAAACCTGAATTTTAGCATTTCTATCTCATCATAGATAAAACAACAGTCGATTATTGATTTTTTTTTCAATATAAAAAAAATTAGATTGAATTTATTGATAAAAACATGTATTTTTAATATACAAAAATTTTTAAAAATGTCATCAAACTATTTTTTAGCGGACCAAAGAAATAATACAAATCATTTGAATTATTATTACTTTACGGAAGGATTTACACCCGAGGAAATCATCAAAATAAGAGAAATTGGAGATAATTCTCCAAAAGAAAAGGGTACAACAGTATCTGATGACAAAAATATAGTAAACGATTACAGAATCAGCGATATATCTTGGCTTGGAGACAATTCAGAAACAGGCTGGATTTATAAGAAAATTTCTGATTTGGCCAAAATTGCAAATAAAGAGATGTGGAATTTTGACATTTGGGGTTATCATGATAGCTTACAGTATACCATTTACTACGGTGATGGTGGCCATTATGACTGGCATGCGGATTTGGGACCTGGTATTTCTAACAGAAAATTATCCGTAGTACTCCAATTGTCAGACCCAAGTGAATATGAAGGAGGTGAATTGGAAATGAATCCTGGTGGAAATTTATTGACAGTTCCAAAAAAATTGGGATTGATATGTTTTTTCCCTTCATTCCTTTTACATAGAGTAAAACCTTTAACCTCAGGAACAAGACGTTCGTTGGTTACGTGGCTATGTGGAGCAAATTTCCGATAAAATGGTACGAGAAAAGGTAACAGTAAAAGACTTCCCTTCAATTGCTAAGGAATATCAACACTATGTTTGGCATTTTGTACAAAAAGAACAAAATAAAACAAGGTTGACGTATTTTTCTTATTTTGATAAAAAAAATAAATCGGGATTTGAAAATCCTTTGATACCTTTTATTGATAAATTAGATTTACCCTACTTCGAATCTTATGCTGAAGAAAGTATTGATTTCCTCATGGATACGAACATCCACGGGAACATGCTTTTCAAGCCCACCTTCGACCCAATCGAATTTGTTTATCGTAGACAATTTTATACTCCAATTTTCGCTTCATTCTATCACTATAACCGAGTTAGTTGTACTCTCAATTATTGTTATTGCCCTGAAGGATTCGTTCAGGTTATTGGTGACTTAGATTTTAAATATGTTTTGGATTTGGAATCGAAATTGGACTAACGTTCAGTATTGAAAAAAAAGACCTGAAATAATCTACCATCATACATATCTTTACCAAAATAATCCAAAGAAACGTGATAGTTATCTGCTCTGTACATAACACATCTATTGAAAACATTTCCTATTCTATCTACCATTTCCCATTTTGTATAATCTTGGCAATCTGAACCTGGAGGTGCGGCTTCTTTGTAACCAGGTTCGTTTTCTCTTTTGTAGTCGAAATGTTGCCAACCAGTGGCTTTATGTCTAAAAATTCCTGTACCTGAACTAAGTGGGGCATCTGGTGTCAAATATATAAGTGCTGCCCAATCGGTTGTGGAGTCTGCATGAATCCAAGAACGGTCTGCAGCAACTGTATATTGGAACGAGCCGGTGTATTCACCACCCCACCATACAATGTCTCCTGCGAATGGGGAAAGAATCTCTCTGAACTTATTTTTCAAAGGTTCGTTCAGGAAAGAAACTGTCCTTTGACCTGGATAGTTACCTCTAACTTTGAATTCTTGTTTTAAAGCAAAATCTCGTACTTCGGTAGGGTTTTCATAGAAATTATCTATAGTTAGTGAATTAAATCTCATTTGATAAACTTTGTTTTATAAAATATAAGAATATGTAGACGAAAAAAAATATTATTTTTTTCTCTAAGATACGTTTTTTACTTTGTTTTAGAATATTTGTATATAAATTACTTGGTATATGGAAATCAAAGAGATAGTATCCTATTTTTTAAATAGTGATGCAAACATTTTGGAGGTATCTTTTAGAACAATAGAAGATAATGATGATGTTCTTAGAACTGACAATATTGACTATACATTTGTTCAAGATTATGGATTTGATTTGGTTACTGAATCGTTTGATTTCTTTGATGATGAATTTGAGGAATCTGAGGATGGAGAGTTTGATAAAATAGAGTTAGATGAAGATGAACTAATTATTTTCTTGAACGAATATTATACAATAAATCCACAAGATTTACCTAAAGCCGATTTTTATTGAATGTGAAGGTAGTTTAATTACCAAAAAAAGCGAAAATTCATAGTATTTATCATAATGAACTTGGACGTAGAAAATCTGATTAAATTTTTTGAGAAAAATACTACAAATTCTTCCAAAATGGAGATGGGAGAACAAGATGCTGCCGGTGGTGGAACAGGTGGTAAGGGTAATAATCCTTCTAAATGGGCCGATACTGTTGGAGGACCGAGAAGAGGTGTCGCAAATAGTCTACCGAAAAAAGGACAATTTTGGGCTCAAATCCATGGTGGACCTGCCAGAGGGGTTGCAAATAAATTGGGAACCGCATGAGAAAAAATAAAAATTCTACACCACAAGAAAGTTTGGAATCAATTTTATTGAAAATGAAATATGATTCCAAAAAAACTTTGACTGAGAATAAACAATCTATTACCGAACAAATGGGGGGTGTATGGGCTGGCACTCCAGGAGCACCTGCGAATCCTCCAACAGAAGCCCCCGAAGAATATAACCCAGAAGAATATCCAAACTACTGCAAATATCCCAATATGGCTGTTAAAGTTGACGAAGGGGAAGCTACAGGTTATCAAGGATATTGTAGATATGCAAGACCAGAACAAAATGTTTCATCCTCAGAAAAAGTTGGAATTTGGATTCCTCAGAATGCAACGATAAGCTTTACTAATCCTACAGATTGGAAAGCAACGGCCGATTACTTAGCAAAAAAATTTCCATTAAGTCCAACCGCAACCGAACAAGAAAAAAATGCTTATAGAGACCTATTATTTAATAATATGAGGGATATATTGCCTGTTGATACTGTTTTTAAATTTCAACTGTCAAATGATTCTGAAGAATATAAATGTATTATAACCCAACAAAAAGATAAAACTTGGCATTTCACAGGTTATTATCTTGGTGGTATAAAAGGTAGTGGTCCTTGGTATGAAGAACCCACTGATTCTCGAAACGCTTATCAAAAATTTGCGGATAATTTTTCTTGGTGGAAACAAATACTTGCGTTTGTGGGTCTTGCAATTTTGACAAGGGGGTTATCAGCTAGGTATGGCCTTTCAGCCGCTCAAGCGTGGATTATGGAGAGTTTATTTAGTGTGGTTGGAATTGGTGGTGTAGTTGGAGTTCGAGAATTTCAAAAAGGTAATAATGTTTCAGGGGTTTTAACTTTTCTTCTGTCTGGTATTCCACTTCTTAGAGGTAGTACCGCATTCAGAGGAGTTAAACCCGAAGTTTTCAATTCTTTAGCTGATGACCTAAGTAAAGTTACTTTGGAAACTTCAGACGATGTCATGAAATTTTATAAAGAATTAGCAGAAAGTGGTCCTTTGGGATTAGAAAAACAAAGATTGTTTACACAAATATTCAATGGTGGAGATGATTTGACAAAAGAATTGATTGAAAAAACTATAAAAGAATTTGTTGAAAACCCTAAGGCTCTTGTGAATTTAGCAGCTAAAACTGTTGGTCAAACTCCTGAACAATTTTGGAGAATTTCATTTCTGAAAAGTGTGATGGCTAAAGAACTTGGATGGGCCGGTTTTATCGCTGTACTTGGTTTGGGAGTTGAAGTTTTTTTAGGTAGACAACTCAACGACGAGGAGAAAATGGTTTTAGCGAGTGTATATCGTACAATTCCAGAGTCTCACAAAAAAGAATTTGAATATAATCTTGCAAACCATCCAGAAAAAGTTCCAGAGGTTGTAGAAAGGTTCAAAACCCAATTACCAGAAAAAGGGAAACACTTCGACTCAACTATTTCAAAAGTCGTCAATACCCACATGAAAGATATTATTGGTCCTGAGGAATACATAGAGTTTCAAGAGGACCCTGAAAAAGGAGATACTTTGGAAACTGAAATAGCTGACACACCA